GAATAGTTTAGCTATGGAGAATGGTAAACCAGTATATCCAGAAGCTTGGGCTAAAGCTAAGAAGTTTAATAGTTTAAAGTTTAAGGATAATACTGGAGAGTATAATGAAAATTATAAGTTTATCTTATCTGTACCAGAGCTTAAGGCTTATTATGAAATGTTTGAAAAGTACAATAAAGAATTTAGAGAAAGGTTAGGTGTAGAATATACTAACCTACCTAATAACTTCTTACCTAATATTAGAAAGGTAATGTCTGAAAGAATTACAGATCATGGATTTAATGGATTCTTATCTGGAACCTCTGACTTTTTTAAAGACTTTTCTATTAGAGAGGATGATAGGTCTATGGATGAAAGTTATAATAGTAATGCTAAGATTCCTATTTTCTTTATGATGCCTTTTAAAAGTAAGGATGGGGAATTACAAGTAGGTGAGAAGTCTTACCAGTTTGGTAGATCTTTAGCTATATTTGCTAAAATGGCTTATAACTATGAAGCCACTACAGCAAGAGAAGCTGAGATTATAGCTTTACAACAGTTCTTAGATTCAGAGGCTGAATCATTTGAACAGTCTAGAGGTAAGAACTTGATTGATAAAATGGGTAACAACCTAACTGAAAAATTACAAGCTACAGATACTCCTGAAATATTTAGAAGTTTCGTAGATATGTATATTTATAAGATTGGTGTAAAGTCTACTCTTGGAGATAAATCTGGCAGAGCTGAAAAGATGTTATTAAAAGCTAAAGAGTATTTTACTTTAAAAGCTTTAGGTTTAAACGTTGTAGCTGGTGTAGGTTCACTTGTATCTGCTAAGATTGGAGCTATGATAGAGGCTAATAAAGGTATTATCTTTAACAGTAAGAACTATAAAGAATCTATGGTCGCAGGATGGGCTGAAAGAGAAAAGTTCTTAGCTCTTAATGCATACTTTGATGCTATGGGACATAGAATTAGTAATCCTAGAATTAAAGGTGAAAAAACAGTTGGTGAAGTTACTTTTTCAGATCCTACTATGAGAGGATGGGTTAATAAGTATGTTAACTCTAGAATGTTGATGAATACCTTTAGCCTTGGTGATCAATACATTGAGGAATTAGTAACTGTGGCAATGGCTAAGAATTACTATATAGATGAGAAAGGTAACCTAAGACGTATTAAAAATGATGCTGATCTAGAATTACACAAAGACAGACTTATATGGAACCTCTTTACATATGATAGAGAAGCTGGAGCTAAACTAGATTTAACTAAAGAACAACTAGCACATGTCTATGAAGACTTTAGAAGAGCTGTTCAAACAGGACAGAGTAGAATTAAAGGTACTATTCCAGATGAAGATAAAGCACATTGGCAGAATAACATTATTATGCAAATGATGATGCACTTTAAGTCTTGGATGCCTGGTTTATTCTTTGAAAGATTTGGTAAAGTTAAATTTGACTCTAGAATAGACAGTCTTTACATGGGTAAGTTTACAGCTTTAGCTAAGGAATTTGGAGGAATGGATAAGATGGTGATGTCTGAGTTCATGACTAAAATAGTTTTACCTAAAATGGGTAAACTTATTGCAGATATTGCAACTTTAGGATTACTTAAAAGCTCAAGGTTAAATGATAAGTATAACAAAGAACTATACTTTGAGAAATGGTTAGATGAAAATCCACATCACAGAGGTAAAGTCAGCTTTGAAGATTTTAATGAAATTCAACAAAAGCAATTAAAATCTGTAATTCAAGAATTAAGAGTAATACTTTTATTTGCAGCTTTAGCATTATTAATGCTCGGTTCATGGGATGGAGATGATGAGCCTGATTACAAAAAGTATCTATTAACAAGAAAACTTGCAAGTTTACTCTTAAAAACTCAACAGGAAATAACATTTGTTTATTCCCCAGTAGCGTTTGCTGGAATGATAAAAAACCCAATACCAACATTAGGACTTGTTACAGATGCGTATAAAACATTAGCAAATACAATTGATGAGGTTTTAGATATTCCTTTTGGAGAAGATCGTTTAATTGGTGGAACAAAAGGAAAAGATAAAACTCCAATTGGTTCACAATCAATAAAGTGGATTCCTGGAGGAGCAGGATTTACTCGTTTTATCGACGTGTTTAATAATGACACTCAGTATTTAAATAATCCTCAATAATGAAATCAGGTGTTTATAAGATAACAAATTTACTCAACAACAAATGTTATATTGGTAGTAGTTATGACATTAATGCAAGATTAACTATTCATAAAAGAAATCTTAGATTAAATATCCACCATTCTTCTTATCTTCAACGAAGTTATAATAAATATGGTAAAGAAAATTTTAAATTTGAAAAGTATTTGGTTTGTCCTGTAGACGAATTACTTCCCACAGAACAATATTTAATGGATTTTTATCAGTCTGAGTATAATGTTTGTAAAACAGCAGGAAGTTGTCTTGGAAGAGATAATACTTGGCAATCAAAAAAAGTAATTCAGATCGACATGTCAACTAACTGTATTATGGACATATTTGAATCAGTAGCTAAAGCTGAATTATTTACCAAAATTAGTAGGTATAGTATTGCAAATGCTGCACGAGGTCAAAGAATTCATGCAGGAGGATTTATCTGGAAATACGAAACAACACAATAAAGGTTAAAAATTTTAATAGGGGAACTCTGGGTAGCCAGGGAACCCCTATTTTTATTTTGCAAAATATAAATTCAGTTCCGTATCAAATAGCACAATTGCAGGCAAATTAAAACTCTCTGGAATAGGTTCTAATAAATCAAAATGATCCACTATATCAAGTGGTATTCTATCATCTTCGCGGTAATGAGTTTTTAGAAAACGAATGTAGTTTTTAACACATTCTCTATAATTGCCGCCATTGATAAAAATTCTAAACGTACCATTTTCCAGCTCTCCCTCTATAACAATTAGCCCTATAGCCAAATCAATTGTACATTCATGAATATCAACACCAAACATACGAAATGAATTTTCTGGGTTTACCTCAGTACCCCTCCAAAGACAATAATCCAATCCTTCTTGGTAAATGATATTATCTTTACTTACATCCTCTGTCACCATAATAAATTCAACTGGATCTTTCATTATTTTTTAACAAGTTTTAACGTATCTCCAACTTCAAAATGACTTGTGTCCGTTAATGTAAATTGAAGAACGCCTCTTACTTGAATATCATATTTAACGATACCTTTTGCTTCTTGAGTTATCTTTTCAACAACAAACTGATTCTTTTCAGTATTATTTAAAAATATATGCGTAAAGAATACAATAAAAGCTCCAATAAAAAAACCTTGTGCAGTTAAACTAGATAAAGAGGTTTATGAAGATTAATTACATTGAAAAAGAAGGTAAAAAATTATTCTCTTTTCATAGACATGATTTTAAATCTTTTCCAACTGGAGAATTTATAGATGGAGGATTTGATTATATTAGTACTAATACTGAAGTTAAATCTGGAGAAATTAGAAATTTAATAAAAGATATTAGAGAAGATTGTAAAATGTATTTAGGAAAACCTCTTAAAAGTAATTCTATTAAAGATCTTCAGGATGCAGTCCAAGTAATTATAAATCAACAAATGAATCCAGTGCTTCTAGAAATATATTGTCTAGAACTATTACATAGATATGAAAGAAAAGCAAGAAAAGCCAAAACTGTTTAATACTTTAGTTCTTCAATTTCCTAGAGCATTTAAGGCTATTGCTCATAGATGTGCAGTAGGTCATGTTAAGTACGCTAAGATAGATGAAGACTATCAAGGATTTACTAGAACTCCAAATGCTTTTGAAGAATATCAAAATGCTATTATCAGACATTTGATGCAAGATGGAGAACCTGAGGAAACTGAATTAGATCATCTTTCAGCAGTAGCTTGGAATGCTGTAGCTATGCTGGAAATTAAACTTAGAATGAAAAATGATTAAACGTGTTGGAATTGCTCTTTTATGTATTCTTATAGGATTTTTTGGAATGCAATATTTTCTACGTTCAATAGGAATAGCTCCTACATGGGAAGATAAATATTATGAACTTCAAGATAATTATGAAGCAATAAGTAAAGAGAATGAAGAATTAAGAGATAGCTTAAACTATCTAAAATTATCCCCCATAATTAATAAAAGTCCTAATTATGAAGACACTTTTCAAACTCGTTAGACTTGGATGGCAGCTTAGGTCACATGGTAAATGTCCACACTGCGGACAGCAACTTGGGCCTCCAGGTGGAGAACACACTTGCAGTTAATCCTTAAACACAAAAATCCCTGACTTACCACAAGAGGTAGGTCGGGGATTTCTATTTTAATTATGATATTTCCAAAACTATATAAGTATACGACTTTAGGTCAGGTACAGTCCTGGCAGATTTTCACATCAGGAAATACTTATTGGACTGAAGAAGGAATTAATGAGTTAACCAAGTCTGATCCTACAGTTTGTGTAGGTAAGAATATTGGTAAGACTAATGAAACTTCTCCTGAAGAGCAAGCTAAATTAGAAGCTCAGGCTAAGTGGCAGAAGAAAATTGATAAAGGTTATAACGAAGTTCTGACTAAAGAAAAGAAATTCTTTGAACCAATGTTGGCCCATGAGTATGACAAGTATAAGAAACTTCTATTCACGGTTCCTACATTTATTCAACCTAAGTTAGATGGAGTAAGATGTTATATGGATGATAGAAAGCTTATGACCAGGGCAGGTAAGCCCATTGTAAGTTGTGAGCACCTTATATTTAATTTCTTTGGGTTGGACGGAGAGTTGTATAATCATGACCTGAAAGAGGATTTCAATAAGATTATAAGTTTGGTTAGAAAAACTAAACCAACACAAGAAGATTTGGATGAATCTGAAAAACTAGTTCAGTTCTGGATATATGATTATCCTTACTGGAAAGATAAAGTATTCTCTGAGAGATATAGAATGTTAAAAAGTGATTTTAACGAGATGTATCAATATAATAAGCATCTTAAGTTGGTTCCAACTTATCAAATTAAATCTGAGAAAGAACTTCTAGAATATCATGAGAAGTTTATTTCAGAAGGTTATGAAGGATCCATTATCAGAATGGACTTGGGAGAGTATGAGAACAAGAGAAGTAAACAGTTATTGAAATACAAGAACTGGATGGATAATGAGTTTACTATTATAGATGTATCTCCAGGAACAGGTAATAGAGCTAATGCAGCTAATACTTTAAGTGTACAGTTATCTAACGGTGTCATTTGTAAACCTACAATGACAGGAACTGAAGAATATATGACGCAAGTATTGAAAGATAAGGATAGAATTATAGGTCTTCAAGCTACTGTAAAATATTTTGGGGTTACACCTGATGGGAATTTGAGGTTTCCTACAGTTAAAACAATTATAAATTATATACCATGATTATTGTTATTGCTTTTATATTAATAATAATTGTGTTTGTAGAAATAGATTACAAACCTCGATTAGATTATACCAGAGATAAAAAGTTATTGCTGTGGTATGGTAAACCTTATAGAAAATTTAAAATTCTTTACCAATGAAAATAAAATGTTCACATTGTAACCAAGAAATAGAAGGTACAGAACTTTATATTATTAGTCACCTAACAGTTTGTTCTGTGCAAATGGCTGCACAGAAAGAAAGTATTCAAAAATACGATTCAGAACCAAAGAAAGATTTTAACCCAAAACATAAATAATGACAAAATTTGAAAAAGCTCAAGCTCAACTAGATTCAATTTTCCTTTCAAATTCAACAACAACTACGTTGGATTTGAAGAATGCTCTTATTAAAAATTGGCCGGAAGAAAACTGGACTCAGCAATGGGTTTCTAGTTTTATGATGGGTCAAAATCTGGATTGGACAGATAGTTTAGATCGTAGATACAGGATTTATCATAGCCCTATGATTCTTACAGTAGAACATCTTCAAGAGTTTTGTGATGATATTACAGAACTCGGAGAGAATATTACAAAGACTAATCTTAAGTCTTTAGTAAGAGCTGCTGGATTACCACTAGGTAATTTTAAAGAATTGTTTAATCAGCTGGGTCTACAACCTAATGGCAAATACACCAGAGATAATCATAAGATTTGGATTAAAGTTCCTACAGGTAAACATTTGAGTAAGAATAAAGGAACGTTAGTTGCAATTAAAGATATGGCTAAACCTTATCTTAGAAATGCAATTGCTAAATATGTTGCTGATAATGGATGTCCAGATATGCATTATATTCTTGGAAAGCCTGATTCAGAGTTCTTTAAACTCTTATACGCGTTTTTCACATTTGAAATGAGAAATGTGTAATGGGACAGTTTA